GATTTCGTAGTTTTATGACTACCGTGGCGCATTTGTACAAGATCACCAACACCATGAACGACATGGTGTATATTGGTGTGACCAAGTATCCTCACAATCGGATGAATGCCCATGCTTGTTTTAAAACACCCACGAAATCCATCATTAAAAACGCCATACAGAAATATGGTCGTGATAAGTTTAAGTTTCAAGTTTTGCTAACATCAACGCAAGAGTACTGCTATGAAATGGAGCGTAAGGCAATTGATGCGTACAACACATTAAAGCCAAACGGTTACAACATTTGCACTGGGGGCCTTGGTGCTATTGGCATTTTTGGCGACAAAAATGGTATGTTTGGTCGTAAGCACTCACCAGAAACCTTGGAAAAAATTCGTCAAACCAAGCTGGGTAAAGCGCTTACTGCTGAAACCAAAGAAAAAATGCGCGTTGCTCATTTGGGTCAAAAGCGTTCTGCTGAGAGTCGTGAAAAAATGAAACAGATTGCATTGAACAGAAGCCCCGAACTGCTGGCAAAAATGCGTGAAGCTCGCAATGCGACTTTTGCTCGTAAACGATTAGAGAAGGTGCAATAAGATGTCCAATCGCTACAAAGGCGCGGTCATTTCCGCAACGCCGCCTACGACTACGGGTGGTGAAGAAGGCACTGCGTCTGGCGCATGGACATTGGAACAACAGATGCAGTTGCAAGCGGCTGGGTTGTGGCCTGCCCAACCGACCGGGCCTTATATTGAACAGGTGTTTAGCACATATCTTTATACAGGTAACGGCGGTACACAGACTATTACCAATGGTATTAACTTGTCTGGTAAAGGTGGGTTGGTTTGGCAAAAGGGTCGTTCTGGCCCACAAAGTACCGGCAACCAGTATTGGTTTGATACTGTTCGTGGCGCATACGACACAATATCTAGTAATAATTCTGATGCCTCATATACGCGATCTGACTCTTTATCTTCTTTTAACTCAGATGGTTTTTCGTTAGGTAGCAACATTTTTCAAAATGGCTCTGGAAATAATTTGGTTGCATGGACATTCCGCAAGCAAGCAAAGTTTTTTGATGTTGTGACTTGGACTGGGAATGGTACAACACAAGTCATTAACCATAATTTGGGGTCTGTGCCGGGATTTATTGCCGTAAAGAGAACAAGCTTGGCAGAAGACTGGTGGTGTTTTCATCGGTATGACTTTACACAGCGTTTCAAATTAAACGCAACCAATGCGGCGGTTAGTACAAATAATCAACAATATTTAGGTAATAACACTATTGCTGTTTCCCCAACAAGTACGACGTTTACTATTGGCGATACAAGCGGCATGAACTCTTCTGGCGACACTTTTGTTGCCTACCTATTCGCCCATGACGCAGGAGGCTTTGGCCTAACTGGTACAGACAATGTAATTTCATGTGGAAGTTATACGGGGAATGGTTCAACCAATGGCCCAACTGTGACTCTTGGGTATGAGCCTCAATGGTTACTTGTTAAAAATGCAAGTTCCGCTTTGAGTTGGTACATAGTTGACAATATGCGTGGATTCCCAAATGGCGCATCTTTATTTCCAAACGACAGTAGTGCTGAGAGCAATGCGTTAAGCGGGTCTATACAAATTAATGCTACAGGTTTTACGTTAACTCAAAACTATGCGGCTATTAACGCTTCTGGCAACACCTATATCTACATAGCCATTCGCAGAGGCCCAATGCGAACTCCGACTGTTGGTACAACGGTGTATGCGCCTGTAACATACACTGGAGATAACTCTAACACTCGTGTTATCACTACAGGATTTCCGCCAGACATGGTGTGGACAGGTACACCCGCTGACGGAGGAAGGCGGGTAGGAGACAGATTGCGGGGACTGTTTACAAATCCCGGGCCAATTAACACCACATATTCCAGTTCAGATGAACAATTAAGTGCTTATAGTCTCCCTCAAATGAGTGGGTGGCAAACTGGCAATGGAACAGTCAGATTTGAAAACTCAACAGCAGTAAATTACGTTCTTCATGCTTTTAAAAGAGCCCCTAGCTTCTTTGATGTGGTTTGCTATACAGGGACGGGAAGTGCCACAACGTTTGCGCATAACTTAACTGTTGTGCCTGAGTTGATATTTATTAAATGCAGAAGTGCGGCAAATGGCGGATTGGTTTACAACAAAACAATTACTGCATCAAAATTTCTTGAGTTGTTTTTTACTGGCGAAGGTGCTTTTGCAGCATCAGGCCCAGATGCAGGCCCATTTAATAGCACTACACCAACAAGTTCTGTTTTTAGCGTGGGTACTTACAGCAACACAAACGGCTCTGGTGCAACCTATGTCGCCTACTTATTTGCAACCTGTGCTGGTGTTTCCAAAGTAGGCTCATACACAGGCACAGCCACTACGCTTCAAATTGATTGTGGTTTCACAGCGGGTAGCCGTTTCGTTCTCATTAAACGCACAGACTCAACTGGTGATTGGTATCTCTGGGACTCAGCACGAGGAATCGTAGCGGGTAATGACCCTTACCTGCTCTTGAACAGCAATACCGCTGAAGTAACTAACACCGACTATGTAGACACATACAGCGCAGGGTTTGAAATCACCAGTACAGCGCCAGCAGGCATTAACGCCAGCGGCGGAACCTACATTTTCCTTGCCATAGCTTAAGGACAAAACATGAGTCAAAAATATCCGGGCGGTTTTATCACAAAAGCTCCAGTAGCGCCAACAACATCGGCGGCTTCTGGTATCTGGACGCTTGACCAACAACAGCAAGCTCAGAAAGCCGGTACTTGGCCCAGCCCACCTGTGTTCATTGAGGATATGTTCTCAACGTTTTTATACGTAGGCTCAGGGGGTGCAAATTCGTATGTCAACAATATTGATTTGGCGGGTAAGGGCGGGATGGTTTGGATTAAATCTAGGGATAACACAAGTTCTAATTGGCTTTGGGATACATCTCGTGGAGCATTAAACGGGCTAGAAAGTAATTCAACTTCCGCGACAACTTCTTTTAGTGGTGTTTCAGCTTTTAACTCAGACGGGTTTAGTCTTGGGTCGGATTCTGCAACCAATCAAAGCGGCATTAACTTTGTTTCATGGACGTTTGCAAAGCAACCAAAGTTTTTTGACATTGTTACTTGGACTGGGAATGGGAGTGCAAGAACTATTGCCCACAATCTTGGAAGCACACCGGGCTGCATAATTATTAAATGCTTAAACACTACGTTTGATTGGATTGTCTGGCATCGGTCTTTTCCCGCAAATAATTACAACGCATTTTTAAATACTTCTGATGCGGCAGGTGCTTATAGCGTAACAAGTTCAACAGCACCAACAGATACGGTTTTTTCACTTACAACTAGTCCTTATACAAATCAAAACGGAAGCACATACGTTGCCTACCTATTCGCCCATGACGCAGGAGGCTTCCCTGTCTCTGGCGGTGGCTCAACCAATGGTATTTCGTGTGGAACTTACACGGGTAATGGTTCAACAACTGGCCCTGTTGTAAATCTTGGCTACGAACCGCAATGGGTAATGATTAAAAAAACCAGCGAAGAGGAAAGTTGGTACATATACGACAATATGCGAGGTGTAGTTACAGGTTCTTTTTCTGCTGCCGACAGAAAGCTTAGGGCTAATAACGGTGGGGCAGAAGGTGGCCTTGGCGCAAACGACCCAATAAATTTTGGAGCAACAGGGTTTAATATTGGCACTACTGACAACGAGTTAAACAATTCAGGTTCAACCTACATATACATAGCCATCCGACGTGGCCCAATGAAGCCCCCAACTGTGGGGACAAGTGTGTTTGGCGCTCAAACATGGACTGGCACTGACGCTTCACCACGGACATTTACAAGTGCAAACTGGACATTCCCTGCTGATTTGGTAACTGTTAAAGCTACAGACACTGCGGCTTATTGGAACGTTTGGGGTACTCGTTTAACTGGTGGCGGTACTTCGTCTACCAATGATACTGGGGCAGAACTCTCTCCGGCTGGCAGTATTGCTGGTTACGTATCTAGTTTTAACCAGACTGGGTATACAGCCATTACTGGGACAAGCAGTATTTCCAACTACAACAACTCAAGCGCCGCTTACGTTAGCTACAACATGAGACGCGCCCCCGGCTTCTTTGATACCGTTTGCTACACAGGAGACGGGGCAGACAATCGGACTGTAACGAACAACCTTGGAGTAGCTGCTGAACTAATTATTTGCAAGTGCCGTAGTACCGCTGGTGTAAATTGGCTAATTGGTATCCCGTCAATATCTTCTGGGTATTTGGTACTTGATGCTACTACCTCAATTGCAAGTGTAGGAACTAACTTCTTTGCAAGTTCTTCTACAAACATCTCTTTCCCAGTCTCTGCATCGCAGAACACCAACACCAGAACCTATATAGCCTATCTATTTGCCACTCTTGCAGGTGTTTCCAAAGTTGGCTCGTATACAGGCACGGGCGCATTGCAAACTATCAATTGTGGCTTCACATCAGGCGCAAGGTTTGTGATGATTAAGCGTATAGATAGTACGGGTGATTGGTTCTACTACGATTCTGTGCGCGGCATTACGTCTGGCAATGATCCATATTTGTTCTTCAATGTTTCTGATGCACAAGTCACAGGCTCAAACTTTGTTGATACAGACACAACAGGGTTTCAAGTCACAGCCGCCGCACCAGCAGGTTTAAACGCATCTGGCGGCACATACATCTTTCTCGCAATTGCTTAAAAGGAGCACATCATGGAAATTCGTTTACGTTCAACAGGTGAAGTTATGTATGAGAGTGAGTTCCGCACTCGCTTCGCTCAGAACTTGCCACCCCGCCCAGTAACACAAGAGTGGCTTGACAGCTACATCAGCGACCCCGCTGGTGACATTGTGTTTGAAGGCCCACAGGCTACAGGCGGTACGGTATATCAGTACAGCCAACGCTCTGGTGTAGAACAGCTTGACGGTAAGTGGTACACAAAGTACATACTTGGCCCAGTGTTCACAGACCGCGCCGCATCAGAAGGCCAGCCTGCCCAGACAGCCGCCGAGCAGGAAACTGCTTACAAGGCAATGAAAGACGCAGAGCAAGCCGCAAATGTACGTAGATCACGTACACAAAAGCTCAAGGACTGCGACTGGACACAGATTGCCGACAGCACTGCGGATAAAACTGCATGGGCTACATACCGCCAAGCACTGCGCGACATCACCGGTCAAGCAGGTTTCCCTTGGACGATCACTTGGCCTAACGATCCTAACTGGGTTGCTCCCACAGTCTAATCATGTGGGACTGGGCTGAAGCATTTATTGTTGCGGCCTTTGTTATTGCCTTTATTGTGTGGGGTGCGTTTACCATTTTATGGATATGGCAATGATTCATGCGCTGGCTCATACTGTTACTGCTGTTGGGGCTGGTTGGAGCCGTAGCCAAGAATGGCTGTCACGTGCGCGAGTTCTACGGAATAGGCCACACCATCCACAACCCCGCAGATCGCCACCTTCAAATGGTGCTGTGGTTAAAGAACAATGCGCAGTATTGCAAATCCGAGGACTACGTGGTCATTTGGAACAACTTGCCTTCATGGGCGGGTACAGCAGATTCAGCAGAAACTAGAGGGCTAATACTTCGTGGATACAAAGATGCAGTTGATCGGGAAAAGAAGTGAAAATCAGTCTCGACAAATGGTATCCAATAGTACAGCCGCAAGCCAATGTACAGGCAGAAGTGTTTGCCAAACGGGTGGAGAAGCTGGACGCTGAACGGGCTGTGCAGGTGCAGGTGGACAAGCAAGTAAAAAAGTTTCACCAGTATGAGTATGAGATTTATGAATACAGGATGCGGCAGATCACGATAAACATTGACATTGCAAACCTTAAACGCGAGATTGACAAACTTGTATGACCAGAAAACCCCTACCCAGACCAGTCAAGAAACCTCCAATGGAGACAAAGGAAAAGCTGACGCTGTGGGTCACGCTCATGGTAAGCACAACCCTGTGCATCTCCGTTTTGGCTATGGTAATCAGCTTTATGTTGGGCTTGTGGGCAAAGGAAGTGGACAACGCCGAAATTTTCAAGATGATTTCACCCGCTTTTTCTACTCTTATCGGCGGCATGATTGGGTTCCTGTCTGGTATCAAACTCATGCAGAACGATGACAAACCAAAGGAAAAATGATGGCTCAGTTTGAACCAGCTTTTGAGCAAATGATTAAAGACGAGGGCGGCTACGTCCTACACACGCTTGAGCACGACACTGGGGGCATGACCTATGCAGGCATTGCCCGTAATAAGAACCCCAACTGGAATGGCTGGGCGCTGGTGGACAAGAAGGAGTTTGGCGGCTCTTTAACGCCTATGGTGCGTGAGTTCTACCGCACTGAGTTCTGGGACAAGATGCGCGGTAACGAGATCAGTAATCAAGAAGTAGCCAGCAGTATCTTTAACTTTGGTGTAAACGCAGGAATGGGGATGGCGGTAAAGCTGGCTCAGATCGTAGTTGGCGCTACGCCAGATGGCGGTATCGGTGCTAAAACCATCGAGAAGCTAAACCAAATCACGGATGGTCAGCGGTTCAAAGAGTCCTATGCCTTGGCAAAGATTGCCCGTTACGTTGAGATATGCAACAAGAACCCTGTACAAGTTAAGTTCCTCAAGGGCTGGATTAATCGCACACTGAAAGGTTTAGCATGAGCTTACTAGGCGTAGGATCAATTATTGAAGCCGTGGGCAAGGTTGCAGGTGACCTGATTACCACTGATAAAGAGCGCATGGAAATGGAGATTGAGCAACGAAAGCTTGATCTTGAAGAGAAGAAGCTCGATATGGCAGTTGGCATGGCCCAAATTGATGTCAACAAAGAAGAAGCTAAGAGTTCTAATTTATTTGTGTCTGGCTGGAGGCCGTTTATTGGATGGGGTTGCGGCATAGCATTCATTTACTCTGCACTTATTGAGCCTGTTTGCCGTTTTGTAGCCACCACTATGTTCATGTATAACGGAAGCTTCCCAACCATTGATTCTGACTTGACCATGCAGGTGATGTTGGGTATGCTTGGCCTAGGCGCAATGCGTTCTTATGAGAAGAAAAGTGGCGTTGCCAGCAAATAAAAGGTAGCCCATGCCATTACAAAAAATACTGTTTAAGCCGGGCGTCAATAAAGAGAACACCCGCTACACCACCGAGGGCGGTTGGTATGAAGCCGACAAGGTACGCTTTCGTCAGGGTAATCCCGAAGTTATTGGTGGCTGGCAACCCTTCTCTGCTGCTACGTTCCAAGGCGTATGCCGGTCTTTGTGGAATTGGGTAACGCTTGGCGGCGACAATCTAATTGGCGTTGGCACAAATCTCAAGTTTTATCTTAATCAAGGCGGGTTGTACAACGACATCACGCCTATCCGCGAAACTTCCACAATCAACAACAACCCGTTTGCATTAACAGCTTCCACGACAGTTACAGTAACAGACACATCTCATGGCGCATTAACAGGAGATTTTGTAACATTTAGCGGTGCGGTAACTATTGGCGGTGGTGGCACAAACGTTACGGCTGCGGTGCTTAATCAACAGTTTCAAGTCACAGTATTAACAGCCAATACTTACACAATTGTAATTTCTGTAACGCCAAATGCAACAGCTATTGCAGGTACTCCCGGTGGCGGTGCTTCTGTCGTAGCTACATACCAGATCGGTGTTGGCCCTGCTATTCCTGTTCCTCTTGTGGGTTGGGGCGCGGGTGCTTGGGGTCAGGTGTCTACAACATGGGGCAATGGCGGAACATCTACATCTGCGCTTCGTTTATGGAACCAGACTAACTACGGCCAAGATTTAGTGTACGGCCCCCGCACAGGCGGTATTTACTACTGGACTGCCAACAATGGCGTTACCACCCGTGGGGTTCTTTTAAATTCTCTTGGTGGTACGGTATCTTTTACCAACGCTTCACCGACTGTGGTGACCTCCACCATACTGTATACCGAAGGTGCTGCAATTCAGTTCTCTGGCGGTTCATTGCCAACTGGCGTGTCTGCGGCAACTACGTACTATGTGTTCCAAGTTAACGGGCTTACGTTTAATCTGCTTGATGGCGCTGGTGCAGTAGTCAACACATCTAGTTCAGGCACGGGTTCTGTCTCCCTAATTGTGGATGTGCCTACGGTTCAAAACAATATGACCGTTTCTGACACATCACGTTTTGTGCTTGCTTTTGGTTGCAACGATTACGGCTCCAACGTGCTTGACCCCATGTTGATTCGCTGGTCAGCGCAAGACGACATCTACAACTGGACGCCCGATCCTACCAACCAAGCAGGGTTTATACGTATATCTCACGGTTCTGAGATTGTTGCTACGGTTCAGACTCGTCAAGAGATTGTGATGTTTACCGACTCGGCTATATATTCACTCCAGTATCTTGGCCCCCCATACGTCTGGGTACCGCAGTTGCTTGGCGACAACATCTCAATCATGAGTCCTAACGCGGCTGTGATTGCTTCGGGTATTGTGTACTGGATGGGCGTGGACAAGTTCTACGTCTACGATGGCCGTGTGCAGACGCTTAATTGTGACTTGCGCCGTTTTGTGTTTGGTGACCTTAACCAAGAGCAGGCACTGCAAGTATTTGCCGGAACAAACGAGGGCTTTAATGAGGTCTGGTGGTTCTACTGCTCGGCTAATAGCACTGCGGTGGACAAGTACGTTATATACAACTACGTTGAGAAAATCTGGTACTACGGCACTATGTCTCGGACTGCTTGGCTTGACTCTGGCTTACAGTCTGTTCCTATTGCGGCAAACTATGTCACGGCTACGCTTACAGGTAACTTGATTAACCACGAGACAGGGCTGAATGACAATACGACCGGCACCGCTGTTGCAATTGACGCTTACATTAGCTCGTCTGAGTTTGATATTGGTGACGGCCATAACTTTGGTTTTGTGTGGCGTGTCTTACCTGACTTGACTTTTGAGAACGCTGAGAACACCCCTGCTGGTGCTTTGCCAGCAGTGGCTATGACTTTACAGGGGCTGGCTAACTCTGGTTCTGGGGTTACAAGTACAGCTTCACAGCCTGTGTCTAAGAGCAGTACGTACGTAATTACTGAGCAGTTCACTGGCACGATCTTCACCCGTATGCGTGGTCGCCAGATGATCTTTAAGATTAGCTCAAACCAAGTCAATACTTGCTGGCAGTTGGGCGCACCACGTATTGATATCAGAGCAGACGGTAGACGCTAATGGCTGAACTAAACGCAACCCCACCAAGTTTGCCGCTGGCCCCAGCGGAGTATGAGAGCCGTTACTTTAGCCAACTGAACAACGTCTTGCGCCTGTACTTTAATCAACTGTCCAATCCCGGCGATATGGGTGGGGCTACGCTGAACTTAAACCTTGAAACCCTGCCAACTGAGGCAGACTTACCCAACTTACGGCTTGGCGATGTTTACAGAGATACACAAGATGGTGTACAAGCAACAAGCCAAATGCTTCGCATAAAGACGTCAACATGATATTATCCAGCAACCCCCATTTTGAGAGGCAAAAATGAGCCTGCATAAGTTTGCCGAACAGGTAGCCGCCAACGGTCGCGGTGACGACTCTTTACTTGTACACATGACGCCGGACGAAGTCCAGCGCCTACAAGCTTTTGCCGAAGCCAATGGTCGAACAATGACCATCAATCCTACTACGGGTTTACCCGAAGCTGGCTTCCTTTCTGACTTGTTCAAGGCTGTTGCCCCTATTGCGCTTGGCGCGTTCCTTGGCCCCGGAGCTTTTGGTATTGCAGGAATGGGTTTAAGTGCGGCTACAGCGGGTTTAGCCGTAGGTGGCATTACTACTTTGGCTACCGGCAGTTTGTCTCGTGGCCTCATGGCCGGATTGGGTGCGTATGGCGGCGCTGGGTTAGCTGAAAGTTTTGCGGGGGCGGGCGCAAATGCTATGACAACAGCAGGAGTTGGAGATTACACCGCGTCTTTGGCTGAACGCGGTATTTACCCAACATTAGATAGTGGCGCAGTTAACCCGTTGTTTGGAGAAGAGGCGTCTAAGATTGCACTGGAATCACAAAAACAAGCTTTTGCTAAACCAATTACTGAACAACTATCTGCCGGATTTAACGCGGCTACAGCAAATCCTTCCGCAATGGGTTCGTTTGCCAAAGGCAATCTTGGTAATCTTGCCTACGCCGCTGCGCCAATCCTAGCAGGCTCTATGGTTCCTACAACCACTGAGGCCCCTAAGAGCAACAACTACATCCGTCAGTTTGATTTCAATGTCAACCCAATCACAGGCAGACCTGATCCACTGTACGGCACACGCGCTATGACGCCAGTCAAAGCCGATGAGTTTGGAAACAAAACTTTCCAAGGCCAACGCGATCTATTTAGACAGCAGAACCCAAATCCTTACGAGTTTGGCGTGGCCTCTTTAAATCAACCCCCACAACAACAACAACAACAAACAACACCAATGAATACCGGCGGTATCGTGGCTTTGGCTCGCGGTGGTGTGCCTAGGTATGACGGCGAAGATGGCAGTTTTGTCCAAAGTGGTGCTGGCGCTGCAACCCCTAACTATGAACAACTTGTTAAAGATGCGTACGCCACTGTTGGTCGTACAGGTGTTGGCGAAGGCGCAGCGCAGATTGACCAAGGCGGTCTTGATTTCTGGACTAACGCCCTGTCTTCTGGCGCTCTCAGTGCCGCTGACTTAAATAATCAGTTTGGCGCGGCTGTAAATAGATACGTTGAAGAGAAACCCGAAGATAGGTACACCCAGCAAATACAAAACTATCGAGCAGATCAGCTAACGGGCACTGGCGCAGACGCGACTACAGGCGGCGTAGCCGACTTAATTACAACAGGTAATATGGGTGCGGCTACAACAGGGGGCATACCTGATTTAACGGGTGCGGCCACTATGGGGAACGCGGCCACTATGGGTGCGGCACCCCCAGCATTAAACAACTACAGCATTGATGCGTTTGGCGATTCCACAACTTATGGATATAACGCTGGAAACCAACTTACTGACAACATGGTAACTTCTGCTCAAAGTGCTTTGGGGGAAGGTTATACCGTCAACAACAGGGGCATTAATAGTACTACGGTTAACGACCTTTTAAATTCCGATAACTGGGCAAATTCGCTTGCAAACAATTCTGGTGTGGTTGTTTTGAACTACGGTTTGAATGAGGCATCTGAAGGCGTAAGTCTTGAAGAATTTATAGCCGATATGCGTACTGCGGTTAACCAAGCAAAAGCGGCGGGTAAGCAGGTTATTTTGCAAACGCCTAACGTTGTTGGGTCGGATATTAGCTATGGTGGGAATGTTGAAGCTTACGCAGATGCTATTCGTGACGTTGCAAGCTCTACCGGCTCTGCATTGGATGATAAATTTGCGTTCACAAGCGGTAGAAAAGATGTTTTTGACACTGGTACAAAAGATACTCTTCACCCTAGTGGAAGTATGTACACCCTGCTTGGCGGTAATTTAGCAAATACTATTTCCGGATTAAAACCAGTCACAAAAGCACCTACTACCGCAGCAAAGGGTGGCTTAATGGGTTTGGCTCGTGGTGGCGTGCCTAGATACGATGGTGAAGATGGAAGCGTTGTTGGTGGTGACCCAGATGCTGCAAATAATGCCGCCGGCATTAATTCCGTTGAAGATTTGTATAAACAAGTTCTTGGCCGTGAAGGTGAAAGAGCTGGTTTAGAGTTTTGGAAACAAGGTTTTGGCAACACCATTGACGATAGTGAAGTTGAAAGTTTTAAAAATGCCGCAAAAGCAGAATTGGCAAACCGCACACCCGGCGAACTACTGGCTACCCCTAATTCAGCGGCTGCCAATAATGCTGTATCAGGCGGCATAACTTCTTTGGGTAATGTTGGAGACATTAACTACGTAGCCAAAGATCCCGGCGTTATTACAGCTACAAATCAATACTTTGCAGCCAACCCCGACGTTGCTGCGGCGTATAAAGTAAACAACTACGGATTAACTCCTGAGCTATTTGCTCAAACGCATTACGAAAAATTTGGCAGTCGCCCAGAGGAGGGGCGTGCAAGTCCGTTGACTGTCACTTCAAATTCAAACGCTTATTTGTTGGCAAACCCCGATGTGGCTGCGGAATATGCTAGAAATAACTATGGCTTGACGCCCGAACAAGTAGCTACATACCACTCTAACAAATACGGAAACGCAGAACAACGAGCAACTCCCCTTGCCGAAGCACAAAACATGGTGGCAAACATGTATCGCAACGTGCTTGGCCGCGATCCCGATCCAATCGGTTTGGATTTCTGGAGCAACGCTATTGCTGCTGGCCGTTCGCCTGAGAGTATTTATAAAGACTTTTTGGCAAGCGCTCGTTCTAACACGGAGTTGGTTACCGCCGACCAAGTTAAAAACGCTACTTTTGCAGATGCAA